TTTAATAGAGCTATCCCGACTAAAAACCGCGACTGCGGGATACAGTAGACTCCCGAAGGAGTCTCAGCGACTGAGGGGTAAGTCAGTGCTCAGCCCTAGGGGGCCTCGCAAGAGGCCAACCAGCCAGCATACGGGGCTTTCCAAACTTTCAGCCCCTACTGTATAGAAGGCAGGAAAAATACTGCATTTCCCGTTTTCCACCAAAAAACTTTATTACTGTGTTACAACTCACAGTACACCCTATTCTGACCTGCGGTTTTAATAGATCACTTTCACTTTAGGAAAAATATTTATAATGGGTACATAACACTACCTTGGACAAAAGTTAACAAGGTGGGGTCGTCTGTTCGCCGCTTTCCACCGTAGACCGGCCCCCCTCGCCCCCTGTTGCGCTGCTGCTGCGGCCCTGTTGTGCGCTTTACTGTTAGGAATTGCTGCGGGGTTGGCAGCATCTCCGGCGCCCCCTAAATATTAATAACCGCCCGCAAGCTCTGGCCCTCGCAGCTTGCAAGCTCTCGCAGCTAGGCCGATAAGCTCGCAGCTCTCACAGCTCACAGCTCGCAAGCTTTCACCCGTCGCAGCTCGCAGCTTATTACCCGTGAGTAACTTACCGGCAAGTAACTTACGCCACGCGAGAAAGCTAAGCTCTTGCCTACTTGCATAATACGGTATAGGTAGGTATAGAATAAGCCCGTGAGCTAGAGAGCTCACAGCTCTAACTACCGAAAGGAATTACAGTAATGAATACAGCAGCTAACACAATTACGGTCTCCGAGATTGCCTACGCAATTGCTAAAGATTGGAAGAATGTGAGCCCATACGCCGCCGATTACTTGAATGCAATGAAGAGTATAAACAGCGTAGAGGATAACTATTACGCCGATAGCGCTAAGAGTGTTGTGATGTACTTTCTAGCTAATGCGGCAAGCTATCGCGGCGAGAATGCCCGCGCATATAAAGCTCTATTGAAAGAGATGGTTAAGTAATGAAATATTTCACTCTAGCGGTGGCAATAATTACACCGGCATACCTTTATATGCTTATCCCTCACCTATCTCTTACCGTAGCTAATACGGTTGCGATAGCTCTAATCTCTTGCCTATCGGTGAGTATAGTCGCAGCTATTGCCACCCTCTCGCGTAAGGGAATTATCTAATGAGTACCGTTACAGCTAAAGCAAGCGAGCAGCTACACGAGAGCGATTACCTACGTAATCTATTAGCCGGAGACAATAAGCCGGTTATCTATACAACTACGCGCCGCGTAAGTGCAAGCGGTATGACCCGGCATATATCGCTCTTTTATGTAAAGAATGGCGAGATTCTTAATATCACCTATTCCGCCGGTAAAGCTCTCGGGTGGAGACTCTTAGAGTCTAACGGTAACCGCGCTATATCGGTACAGGGTACCGGTATGGATATGGGCTTTCATACCGTCTACACGCTATCGCGTACCTTGTACGCGTCTAGCGATGGCGTAGACGCGGGCTATCGTCTCGGGCATAGGTGGCTCTAATGAGACTTACGCGACGCGGGCGCATAGTGCGAGCTCTTGCAATAGCTGCGGGCTTAGCTCTTTTATGGTGGATAAGCGGTAACGTCTGGTACGTAGATGGATGGTGTATCGGTGAAATGAGCAAGTGCGTAAAGCTCTAGAGACGTACCATCCCCGCCCGCGCAAGCGGGCGCGGGTGGTCTGCCACTAGGGGCAGAATTAGGCAATGGAGGGCAAGATATGAGCAGCAAGTGCGAGCAATGCGGGCAAGTGTTAGACCTTTTAACAGCTTTTACGCTTTATAAGGTGTGCGGTAAGTGTACGCGGGCTAACCATAAAGCAGCAACGAGAGGGGGCAAGTAATGAGCGCAAGAGTTAAAAGCTTAATACGCCTACGCGATACCGTTACGGGCGAGATTATAGGCGAGGGCGAGCTAACAGCAGCAAGAGCGCGGGCAATTATAAAAGCTTACGCGCTTGCCGGGCTAATGGTGGAGGCGGTGGCGTAATGGATGCACTAGAGGCGCTTATAGCTGCGGGCATAGTAAAGATTATTCCCGTAGGTTATGAAGATAAAAAAGAGAGGGAGGGGGCGGGCAATGAATAAGTGCGACGATTGCGAGAGTGAGATTACTCTTACTCTAGAGGCATACGGTAACGGGGCAATGATGAAGATAGATTGCCCTAATTGTGGCGTGAGCTACGATGTTAATCTAGACCCTATTGAATATGAGGAGGCGGGCAAGTGAGCACACTAGAGCAGACACGCGAGATGAATGGCGCTAAGCAAGATATGCACGGGCGCTATTACGTACAGGATAGTGAGGGATACCGTACTTACGGGTATCACGCAATGTGGGGCGGGGCATATATCTGCTACACGTGCGGCCACTTATGCGATTGCGGTGAAGAATAAGGTATAGTACGCAATAGGTAGTATGCTACCCGGGCTCACTCTCTTCTATCGGTAGTGGAGGAGGGTGAGTGCGAGAGGTAAATTACCTTATAAAAATAATGGAGGGCAAGGCAATGGCGAAATATGCAACTAACCTAAACGGGGATTGGTGGCAAATTGTGGAGGGCGACTGTCTCACAATTATAGATACCGATAATCCACTTATTAAGAAAGCAATGGAAGAAGAGGGCGTAAGCGATGGCGATGATAAGTTTGAGGACTTTATCGCAGCTCACGGTGACTCTTTTCCTACGATTTAAGGAGAGGGCAATGAAAACTTACGTAATGGAAATTGTGACGCAAGTACTAACAATTTCTGCCAATTCCGAGGAGGAGGCAGAAGAAAAATACAGCGCACATTTCGACGGTGAAGATTGTCCTTGCGGTGAAGATAATTGTAATTGTGTTGAGGACCACGAAGATTGCTACCACAATACAACCGAGTATGAAAAGGTGAATAATGAATAATTTACAAGAACGTACAGCACAGATTATAGCTCTTACGGATGAGGAGAGGGGCAAGCTAGACGATGATGATGACTTAGCCGATAGTAACCCTATTCTTCACGCCGAGCAGGGACCTAATCGGTTTGCGCTTATGTCTCTATTCTTTACAGATAGCGACGGGGTACAGATACAAGAGGACTTAGACCTTAACGAAATTACCGTTAAATACTTTACAGACGATGAAGATATACCGGTAACAGAGGGCGCACTTTATGAGTGGGCTATCAACTACTACAGAATGAACTACTAGAGAGGGCAAGTAAATGAGTAAATTAGATACAGTACCTTGCTATGTATGCAAAAATGAAATAGAACTAGACGATAGTGTATGGGCAGATAGTACGGGCGAGGTTAATAATCCTTTATACGCTTATTGCGTACCTTGTTTACCTAATCAAAGAGATGGCAAGTAATGGCAGTAATCTGCACCTATGATGGGTGCGAGGCAGAGAATGAGGACTATGAAAACTATAATGGGACCTATTGGTTCCGGTGTTATAAATGCGGGTGGGACAACGAAGTTGTCTATGCCCCTTGGAAATAATGGATAGGGAAAGGGAAAAAATGTTTGAACCTACGAAAGAATATTGGCAGGCTAAGGCAGACTTGTGTAAGGAGACTGCTTTGAAACAGCTAGAAGAAGCAGACTCACGCGAAGCTATGAAGAACCTGGAGCGTATGGTTTATGCGCTATCAAGAGTAAAAGGGTTTGGCAATGAGTGAAGTAATAGCCTTTCACCCAAAAGTATCACCCCTATTTACCTTTTATGAGGTGGTGGATAGCCAAGGGATAGCAGAGTGGGGCGGGAATGACCCGGTAGAGGCAGTTCAATGGCTACGCCGCAGTCCGGTAAACTCACGTTTATTGGTATCAGCGTGGGACGCAGACGATGAAGAGGCGATGTTGGTGGGGCAACCAATAGATATTACCAAGATTGTATTTGCTACGCTGGCAGGTGTCCTATGATTCTTGGAATAATAGGGGTGATGGTACTCTTCTACTTGTTGCTAGTAGCAGAGGATAGGTTTAATGGAGAATAGGCAGGTAAGCGCATCTCAATCTATTTCATACCGTAATTACAGACGAGCGAGGGACCGTGCTCTAGTGCGCCTCTCACACCAATACCCGGAGCTTTATAAAGAGTATCTGGAGGAGGAGAAAGAGTTTGATGAAGAGCAAGGTGTTAAGTGGTTTGCTATTGACGATAGTACTTACGTTACTGTGGGTGTTCGCACCCGAACCGGTACATCAGGCGGTAGAGCACCCAAAAAATCTAGTCGTAAAAGAAGCAAAAGCAAGTGGGGTAGAAAAACGTGAGAACATACGAGTATCCAAGCGTTACGCTTACATCTTATACGGGTGGGGAAAGCGTGAACAGGCGTGCCTTGTCTCCCTTTGGACCCGTGAAAGCAGGTTTGACCACCACGCCCGTTCAAGGGATGGGCAAGGAAGAATCCTTAGCTCGGCTTACGGAATTGCTCAATTACTTGGAGAGAGAAGCCACGACCCTAGAGAACAAATCCTTAAAGGTCTTATTTACATTTCTGGAAGATACGACACACCGTGTAGGGCCAGAGCTTTCCACGATAGACACAACTACTACTGAGGTGCTAAACTAATCTAGCCTCTCTGTTCGGTAGGTAAGGCCCCACTGTTTTAGTTTCCTTGCAGTGGGGTTTTACTTTTTGTTATCAGTAGAATAGAAGCCGGGCGCGTTAAAAGTAATACTTGGAACAGACCACTTGCGAATAAAAGTAGTGTCGCAGTTGTCGCACATTAAAGTTTCTTCTGGGTCAGTCATTTTGCGTTGGATGAGGCGAACATCTCCGCATCCTGGACACTCATATTCATAAGTCACAATCTAATTCCCTCTTCTATTAGTAGATAACCAACTAACTTCTGTACTTTGGCACGGTTTTCAAACTCAGTGCTGGCTGGCATCAGGTGACTCACCCACTCTGGTTCTGCTATCTCAGTTAAGTCAAAAGAATAAATACCTTGTGGCGTAGAGTTGATATAGAAAGGGAGCAGATTGCGCTGCGTTGCTTGTTCTATAAGAGCGCGGTACTTCATCTGCTCAATAAGCAAGTCAGCGTAGTGTGTCTGGCGACACTTCAACTCTATAAAGTGACCAGCTTTATCACTTATGCAGTCAAAGGAGTCATAGGTACCTTCACTCTTTACTAAGTCCGGATACATCTCAGACTTTAGATGATTAAATAACTCCTGCTCGTTCATCGGAAGGGAGATTCTCCACCGAGTTCATTCTGTAAACGACGCAATGCTTGGGTACATCTACGGTCAGCAGTAGATGTAGCACACTTTAAGGTATGTGCTATCTGTGCAAGGGTAAAGTTCTCGTGATAGCGCAGACGCAGGATAGTCTGATCTTTAATATCTATCTTATTAAAACCTTTTTTAATATCGAGCAGGGTAGCAAGCAAGTTGCCGCCTTCTGCTGGAGATGATGAGCCACGTGGTTGCCCATCTTTAAGCATCTCTTGTGCCTGTTCTAATACAGTACCGTCAATGACTGAGGCAATAACAAAGGGTAGAAGCTGAGCCAGCGTAGCGTTCTCGTAATAGGCTTCATCTGTTATCTGATAGCCAGACTTAGTAGCTTTCTCTTTGCGTGCGTATCGCTCTGCTGCACGCCTCATCTGCCACGCTAGACGTTGCTCATTGTGCTTGAGTTTCTCTGGATCTGTTTCACTGAACTGCTCGTTGATGTAATCAGTGCGTGTACTGGCCCATTGATAGAGTTCCTGTTGGATATCTTCTTTCTCTACCCAGACTTTGAATCTATTAAAGATACTGTAAGCCATAGGTGGAACTAAGTCATAGATGGTTGGATGTAAGTCTTTCACTCTTCGGGCCACGTTCCATCTAGCACCATCATTGCAATAGCTGAGTAGTTTAGAAGGTCAATGAAACTATCACGCAAAGATTCATTGCTAGGGTTAACGTTAGAATCAATAAGGTTATTAATTCGGGCGACCTTATCCCACATACGTACACGCAAACCATTAAGTGGTCCACCTGGACTAAGGCTAATGTTCTTAGGACCGTAGTCGTGGTGTTTCTTAATGAGAAGATTGCCTGCTGCATCCAAGATGCGCCATACATCGGTAACAAACTCATCAGTTATCTTGTTGGTGTTGGTCTTATCAACACCTGTTCGCTCTGGTAATTGGCTTCTAAGATCTGAAAGCCCATATGCTGCAAAGTCTGTAACATTATGATCCACTCGTCCTTTGTCATTCACCAGCATATCCTCCAATTAATACTCGTCGTGTCGCTTCTGCCCCGTTTGCAAGGTAATAGTCTGTTATGTCCATTCCTGCTGGTAAGGATACAATAGTGCTGTTCATCACCTCACTTGCGACACGCTTAGAAAACTCAGCTCCAGGATTAGAACCATCTTCTTTAATGTCGTTATCTCCCACCACAAATACAGTGTCGTAACCGTTATAAAGTTTAGGAAAGTGTGACTTCCAAGCAGCAACTCCAGGTACACCTGTTGCTGCTAGTCCTAATACACCTGATGCAATGACTGTATCTAACTCACCTTCACAGATGATGATGTATGGACTAGGTAAAATAATATCTGCAACGTTATACAGATGTGACTTCTGTCCGGTAGGTCCACCGTACTTAGGTTTGCCATCATCTGTTCGTCTAAACTTAAAGCCAACGCAGTCACCTAATGCAGTGATGTATGGGATAGAGATCCATCCTTCATACATCTCGTGTCCATTGATGGGGTTAGTAACGGTACCTAGTTGAAAGCGTGCAGCTACCTGTTCAGATATCCCACGTTCTTCGAGGGCGACTAGCACCTCTGGACTTATTTCCTGAGCGTATTGGATTGCCGCTTCCAGTAGCAATTTCGACTGCACGTTTGAGGCCATCCTTAAACTCCAAGTTCTCTATTATCATTACAACATTGACCGCATTGCCACCTTTACCGCAGGTGTGGCAGTAGTACAAATTATCTACTGTATTTATTACTGCTGATTTTCTACTGTCGTTGTGTAAACAACACCGTACAGAAGAAGCTTTGCCTTCTCTTACTTCGCCACCATAGTTAGCAACAATAGGTCCTATGGGGATTGTGTTTGTATCAGTCCCACCTTTGAACCTTTGCTTACGAACCACCCTGGACCAGTCTTGTGTTGACATCCACAGTCTCCTTCGTATTCGCATTTGTCGTGCCAGTGTGTGGCACGCTTAAGATGACCTAGTGAGTTCTCCTCACCAGCTTTACGACAGTTCTGGCAAATCAATTTCAATCTCCAAATCTTTTTTAACTTCTTCCCAAGGTACTTTTTCTTCTTCTACTTCTGGTTGCCATATTTCAGACGTGTTAATAAATCCTTCAGGTGTTGGTGTCATTGTTTCTCCTTTAACCATTGTTTAAGATCTTGGATTACCCAAGCGTTTTCTATGCCGGAGTTGCGACGCTTAACTATTACATAGTGCAGTGGTACTTCCCCGATACCACGTGCCTTAGCGTAGTTAAGCGCCTCAACCTCAGCTTCCCTCCAGAACTCAGGCAAAGATAACGTTGCCCTGTTCTTGAGTTCTAAGATAAAGGTTTCCCCAGATATGATAACAACCATATCCCCTTCATCTTTTGCCCCAGCCTTAGTCAAACGTTCTGCCATAACTCCCATTTTACGGAGCCATTTCATTACATCTGTCTCAAACTGAGAACCTTTACGACCATTCTTGTTAGCCATTCTTTACCTTGTTAATCTTGTAAACCTGCTTGCCATCTTCTTCTTTAATCTCAATTAGACCGGACTCTAGTAACGCAAGCAGTAAATTCTTCATCTCTTCACGCAGTGCGTTAACTTGATTCTTTACGTATTGTATTTCAGTACTGCCCAATTACAGTCACCGCCTCTGCTATTCCTTGTTCAAGTGTAATCTTTGGAGTGTAGAATGATAGCAGTTTAGTGTTATTAGATACCCGGTGCATACATCCAACTGGCTTATCAGGTCGAGTAACAATAGTTTGTTGGTATCCAACTTCATCCATTGACATCTTTGCCAGCTCTAGGAACGAAGTGGATCTACCCCAACCTAAGTTAGTAGGACCTTGTACGTTTTCTTCTACTGCAACCATCACCGCATTGACTACGTCAGTCATATGGATAAAGTCACGAGTCTGTGTGCCTGGACCCCACACTTCAAACTCTTGCTTCTTATGCAGCGCACGTGTGACATACATTGGAAACGGATATGTGCTGTCTTGGTCCCACGCATACCCAGAAAAAGGTCTAAAAATGTGGACATTCTCCACAAATTGGGCAAGATATTCACCCGTTAACTTACTCCAACCATATGTCATATCAGGTGTACCAACAAATCCATTGTCAATATCTGATTCTTTTAATCGAGTCTCTGGCCATACTTGAAAATTTATTGGATAGGCCGCACTAGATGAGAAGTAAACTACCTTGTGTGGTTGTGTCTTGAGGCACCATTGAAAGAACTCAGAGTCAATAGATAAGTTATCTGCAACTGCTAATGGTCTGCCCTCAATGGACTCACGTCCACCGACAATGGCAGCTAAGTGAATGACAAGATCATACTGGGTATCTACTACCTTAAAGAATGCACGGCAGTCAACACCTTTCTTAATATCAATACAGGTCAGGTCGTGATCTTGTAACTTCCGCTTAAAGTATTTACCTACAAACCCTTCACTACCTGTTATTAGTATCTTCATCTTTACCCCAATCGTAGATGTACTTGACGTGACCTGATAATTCTAATGACATCTCTTGGTCTTGACGATAGACAAAGACATCATTCTCATCCAGTGCTGCTCCTATATGGCAAAGCGTGTTAATTCTTTTACGTTTAATTATAGTTTTAATAGATGGTGGCGTAGGCATATAGTTGTAATACTCATCGTGGATAAAACAGTTAGCTGCCACGTGTGGGTATATCTGATTAGCCATAAATTCTTGATCTTGCATATAGGCATCACGCAGTGGTGTTTCATCCCATATCTTCTGAAAGAAATGCAGGTACTTAGTACGACAAGCAAACATACCAGCAGAGATAAGATAGCCGTGACCAGTCGGATGATCTCTAATAATGTGAAAGCCAAAGCCTGAGTCTAAGAACTCTTGGTGGGCTTCAGCTTCACGTAGTGATAGTCGAGCATCGCAATCCCTACTAAGCACAACATCTACTGTTGGGTCACAGATAGCCTGAAATCTCCACATACGAGACAGTGAGTTCTCAGGTAGGTCAACATCTACCATTTCTACGTTATCAAATAACCATAGCGTTGACCGTACCCACGTAGGAACTGATGCGCCTACGTAGTAGCGCACAGTAAAGTCAGGAAAGAACATCTGCGCCAGTTGTGCGTTCTTAATAGCACCAACCATAAAGCGCAGGTCTTTACCATAAAGTGAGTACGAGATTACTTGTTTCATAGTAGGGATGCAGCAACCTTCAACACATCATCCTTTAATTGATTAGCAGCGTATTCATCAAAGACTATCTTGTCGTGTGTGTACACCTCAGATGAATTGACATCTGCATAGCCCTCATCTTGTGTAGCCTTACCATTGAGGTAGTGCATATGTTCAATGATTGCCTCTGGTACATAGTTCAACGCATCTAATGCGTGACCTACTGTCATCCAAAAATTATCCATATAAAGATGAATCAACTTAGGTGGTGCCATAAAACCTAATGGCTTAATGATATTAGTACTCATCATTACTGCTGTTGCCAACGCTTCACGCTGGAATAGATCATCACCATATGACAAGCCAAAACCACGTGCCTTGATAGGAGCGTAGAGCTTCTCATCCCAACCTTCTGTACGTACTACGTGGTCATCTCCCATAAAGTAAATAGTTTTGTAATCATCTACATACTTGTTGGCTACTAGGTTCAAGGTGCCATTCATACGCAGACGTGGGTTTACCTCATAGATAACGTTGTCTATGCGTGGGTACAGGTCTGCTTCATCATCGTCAATAGCAACGCAAATATCAGATATCTTGCTATGCAGTTGTAGTTGCTCAACAGTACGAGCAATGTTATCTGGCCTACCCCGCGAAGGGATAATTACTAAGTTCGTTACCATATTCATCCTGTTCTTCTGGTAAATAATTTGCATTTATAATGCCTGCTCTAGCATCTCTTGCAAGCATCTGACCATAAACATTTTGGTCTGATATTTGACACGCTCCATAGTTCACAAAGAGCGTAGCCCAATCCTTACCATCTGCTGCGTGTGGACCAAACCGATTCTTTACCGGTGCAATCTTGAGTTCACCTAGCATTGGGTCGTAACCCAAAGTAATGATAAGAGAAGGTAACTGACTGACTTTACCGTGAATAGCACGACGAGCAGGTGGAGTTGTTGGAGATCCATACTCACTCTGTTCTGATACGTGATGCAGTACCAGTACACAAGCCTCAGTCTTACGTGCCATATCGTGTAGTTCCATCATAATTGCACGTAGTCCTGCCCACTCATTATCAGTCTCAGCTGCTACGTTCATCAGGTTATCTATCACAATTAGTTCTGGTGCTACTCCGAACAACTCAACATATGCTCGAATCTCAAGTTCGATATCATCCAAAGAAGGTGAAGAGTCAAAGACCCACTTAATATGATTGAGTTTGTCGAAGTACTTATTGTAATAATTCTTGTCATTAGACAGGTTAGCCTCAACTAATAACTGACTATGACCAGAAGCGTGCGCTGCAGCACGCATCATTACGGTTGTGGTATCTGTATCGGCTGAGAAGAATAGTGTTGGAACCTGTGCCTTCATTGCATAGATAAGAGCAAACATACTCTTACCAGCATTAGGTGCAGCAGCAACCATACATACTTGTCCACGCCGGAAGTTAATCTGCTTTTTCTTTAACGCATCCCATACGTCAGGTAGCGGTGTTGCTTTAGTAAGCACACCACCCCACGCACGAGATAGATCAAGCAACGTCGCTCTCCTTTAATGTAATTCCTCTACGCCTACGAATCTTTGAACGTTCTCTACTTACAAGACCGCCCCAAATGCCGTGAGCTTCATTAATGATGCCCCACTCAGCACATTCAGATTGATGTGGACAACCTTTGCAAATTGATTTTGCAGTATTGATTTGAACTTGTCCGATGGCATCTTTACCCTTTTCAGGAAACCAAAAATCCCCACCAACCTCAGCACACGCGGGAGCTTCAAACTGATGTGGCTCCCGCATCGTTTATCTAATCCAGGAAGTCTCGCACTTGTCTACTGCACCCTTTGGTGATGGACACATCCACGCACGCCAAGGTCCCTTAGTTGAAGTACCAGTCTTGTAGGTCATAGGACCGTGTTTACAAACCGGTGCAGCACCTGCATCTGTTACTGGTGCAGCGTTAAATTGTTGGGCTACAGAAGCCACTGTAGGAGTACTAGAAGAACCTCCGCTAAGTTCAGCTGAAGTTGATTTAATGAGAGCAGCAACCACTGATAGATCATTGAGTCCTGTTTCCAATTCTTTAATTTCTGATGCGTATAGGTTAATTAATGTTCCGTCATTCAACTTATAGTTGACTTGGAACTTTGTGTCACTCGGTGCAGCCATTACTTTCCTCCGTTTAATTTAATGGATAGTCGCTGACTTTCAGCGCCTACTAACTTAGGAACAAAGCCAAGTAACTTCTCGACTTCGTTACTATCAACTGTAGTTCTGCCTGCCACAGTTGTCCAACTAATCTCAGCACCACTTAATGTGGTACCAAGTACTCCCTCAAATGATGCTTTAAGGGAATCCTTTTTCTTCTCTAGCTCTTTGATTTGAGCGTCGTACTGTAAGTACAACACTGCATTCTTGTCAACATCAGGATCAGGAATAATTACTTCACTGACTTCTGTACGTCCTTTTTTTAGACCAACGCATCCCATCTCACCTGATGAGTCGTAGTACTTGCAATAGAACTTGCAATAGTTCTCATCTTTCTCAGGAGCTGGTGGTTCTTTTGCTTCTTTAACAAGTGCTAACCAGCCAAGCGCTTGTATTGCAATAGCCTCATCATATGGTTCTGAGTGAACTTTGACATCACGTTCATCGCCATCTCTAGCAATAGCAACAAGGTTAACTGTATTGACTTTAGCTTTGCCTGACTTCTCTAATAGATAACCATAGAGTTGTACTTGCCAACGCTGTTGCGTTGATGGAAAGTAAGAAAGGTTCTTTACTTTGCTAGTTTTCCAATCAACAACTGCACCAGTTTCCGGTATAAATAAATCTATGTGTGCTTTCATATCGCCATACTCAACTTCAGTTTCAACCCAATACTTCTCACCCTTTGGATCCAACTCAGTGATGGCTTCTTCAATAGCACCGTGAATAGCAGTACCCATAATGGCTGCTAATTTTAATTCGTTATCGTTAGTAACAGGTTGACTGTTTAATCTGTACCAAACTTTACGAGCGCAGCCACCTATCTCAGATGGACCTACTTGTGTTTGTACTGAACGTGAACGCTTTGCATCCTTATCACGCAGCACACCTAGTAATAATTCTTTAGGATCAGTCAAGGGAAGTTCCTCTCACTAAAGCTGCTGCATCTGGACAACCCAGCATCACTTCAATTTCTTGAGCAATTCTTTCACGTAATCCAACTTCATCAAAACTGTTACCAAGGCGACCAGCACGATAGCCTGTTTCAAGCGCTTCGTTAAGTGCATAATTTAATGTCTTTTCCACTATTGGTTGCTCATACTTAATAGCCAAGCATCTAATTCAGAAACTTTATAACGATATGTTTTACCAAGTTTAACTCTTGGTATACCTACCTCTTTACCTTTCTGATATAAATAAGCCTTGCTAATAGATAAGTGCTTAGCTGCTTCTTCTAAAGTAATCCAACGTTCCGTAGTAGTTTCCATTATTCAAATATCCTTTCCTGGACTACCAACTGTACAGGCGGTGCAGTATTGACGTCAAGCACCGACGCAATCTCTATTGCCTTGCGTGCCACGCTCTTAGATGCAGCAAGTGTCTTGGTTGCCCCTGGTGCTAAGCCATAGAGATAACCCAGTGCTATCTGACCACCGGAGCCAATGCCATACCTGCCTTCTTGGCTAGATATAAAGCTCATATCGCAGGCAATGTGAAACAAGTTAGCGTCAAATGAGATTAGATAGTCAAAGCCATCTTCTGCTGCTTGCTTAGCCCAGTCGTAACCGTTTTGTTCAAAGGCACGAATGATGGATGGAGTTATTTTCTTACCCATCCATTGAATCGGATCTTCTCCATTGTACGTAGGTGGGTTCCAGTTGTACGCAAGGATATCACCTGGTCGTGAATCACCGGTGATGCCTAATAGATATCCATTAACTTCAACAATTTTAGGCGTGAGTAAACTAATAGTGCGTAAGTTATCTTCGGTAATTTGTGAATCAGCTGACATCACCACGAAGTCTTTGCCAGAGATTCCAACGAGAGTGGTCATATGTGAAGTCTATCACGACACGCCGTGAATTGCTCATTACTAGGCCGAAAGTTGATGGAGATTACAATATGAGCGTGAGCGAATTTCAGTACGGGCGCCCCTCGATGGGGCGCGGTAGTAGCCGTACCGTTACTGTGCGTTTCCGTCTACCAACCCTGCGAAAATTCAAACGTAGGATACCCGACAAGTTCGGTAGCGACCTGCGAGAACTAGGACCGATTCACGTCTGTCCTTGTGGCTCTCAGGTCTTTTCTGTAATGGCATCCTTTGAAGATTACGAACTGACCTGGTATTTCCTTGATGGTACCTGCGTTAACTGTGGCAACCTAGTAACAGTTCCTTGCCCGGTGGATAAAGATGAATCACAAGCTTGCGGAGATTGACGAAGAAAAACGTACCGCTACCTGTTCAATATGCGGCCCAACAAGAATAAAAAATAGAAACAAAAAAGCAGCCACCCCAAATAGCAGGTGGCGTTGTATTGCAGTCTTTAAGAAAAACTATCAGAAGTCTGTCTACCCTTACGCTGTCTATAAGAAAGACCGTTGCGAACATTGTGGCTTTATTCCAAAACATTCTTCTCAGCTTGACGTAGACCATATGGACGGGGACCGCTTCAACAATGATCCAGCCAACCTACGTACCCTTTGTGCTAACTGCCACCGCTTAAAGACACACTTGCACGGAGACTCTAACTCTGGTATTTTTTAGCCAGAACAGATCCCTATGGTTTGTTCGAGTGCTGCTCCTGGGTATGAGCAAAACTGCCCACAAAATAAAAGAAAGCCCCCACTCAGGATTTCTCCTGAGCAGGGGCTGTTTGTTGCCTCGCGCTTGTGGGTTACTTACACCCGCGACCAAACTCTTTTGCATTTGGATCTAGTGCCTTGAGCACTGGACCTGCAACAGCTGCTACTGCTGCCATTGCTAATGTCTTTAGGTCTGTTTCTCCTGCGAGATATAAAGCTAATACTGCTGCAATACCTGCACGTAGGTAGGTAACTGCAATTGCCTTCATCTTTACGGTATCCATTAGTTCTCCTTTGGACTTGTTGGTTCTTTCTTCTTAGCCTTTACCTTAGTTACCTTAGCCTTTACCTTATTCAAAGGTGCTGGTTCTGGCATCCAAGGAAACCAAGAAGAAGTATTGTTTTCACACTGCTTTTTAATAGATATATGCAGGTGTTTATTGTGTTGATTAGGACCTGTGTAGTCACGTTCGCCCTTAGACTCTGACCAAATCTTTCCTTTGAAAATCAAGTACTCAACTCTGTCATCCTTTTGTAACTCTAAATAGATAGCAGAACAGTTAACTCCAGCCACAGGGTCGTGTGTTAAATCTACTGCGTGTCCTGAGTTATGGTCTGAATTAGGATTCTGGTGGACGTGTGCCTTAGATGGGAGCAGCCCATCGGATGCTTTCATCCTCTTCGGCCATATCGCTGTTGCTTGACGTAGTACTGCTATTGCAGCAGGCGTCGCCTTTTTTGCAAGTGGAATCATTATTCACCTCGTTGTAATAGGATTTCATAAATTTTGTCAACGCGATCCTCTAGTCTGTTAATGGAGTCACGGAGGCTTGAGCCACCATTTGGGCGAAGTTCACTTAAATACTTTTTAATTACCCAACGAAGTGTTGCACCAAGGGCTGCAATAACCGCCAATGCGCCAGATATTGTTGTAGCCCATTCGGAAACAGACATTAGATGCTCCTGATTGTAACTATTAGAACGCCGCCATATCCTGTAAAGCGCTTGTCGGTAGGTGTCTTGTTAGTAAAGTCCATCTCTTCAATGAGTCCAAGGAATGATTCACCAGTACGGAAATCTTGTACACGGATGGTGTCACCAACGTTTTCAATTTGTTCTAGCGATGACATACGGTCATAGGCTGAACCTTCGTAACCAACTTTGTTATTAAATTTATCTGACTCACCGTCGTAGCACATTACTGGGAATTGAATAAGGCGTTGACGTGGAATAGATGGAAGAGAGTTGACTTGGTATCCAGTAAATAACGGACCTTTAGTTGAATCAGTAGTTGATCGAGTCATTGTAAACTTGAAACCAAGATACTGTTGTGATCCTTGTGGATATGGAATACCAACTTGACCTAACTCAGAACCTTGTCCAAAGCTACCAAGGTTAAACTCTGCACCATCGGCTGCAACTGAGGATATCTGTAACCCACCATCGGTAGTACTAAAGCGTGGAGTTAACAACTTAAAGATTTTATTTTCTAATGTGTTATAACGGATAAAGCCAGTACGTAGTTCTGCTTCGGCAATTTTGACTGTTGCTGACTCTGAATAAACTGCTCCATTAGATGAACCATTATTAGTAGATGCGTAAGACAACCTAGCCAAGTTACCCAAGAAAGCACAGGCTGTTGTTACGTGTGCAGTTACGCTTGGATAGTAGAGATCATAAGCGTAAGCAAATACTAGGTTAGATACTTCTTGCCCTAGGTTTATTCTAATTACTCCAGGAGAATCATCTACTCCGGTAGCACACCATAAAAATTTATCTCGTGCTGCAAAGTCATAACAAGGCTGGCTTGTCTCCACAATGAGTGGACCATAGGATATGGCTCCATCTGTTGTATCAGATACAGAAGCAATACGAACACCTAAGTTTGTACCAATAGCCATATAGCCAAGGTAATAATAAATCTTGTATACAACTTCACCTACTGGTAGTTCAGCTGCTGTGATAGCGCTGGTCAATGTAGGCATAGTACCGTTTGTAGTCAACGTAAACTTTTGAATGTTGGACTGGATTCCACTATAACCAGATAAGTAAATAGCAGTACCAGATGAAGTAATGCTAGTGTAATTAAATGCAGTATTTGGGTGAGTATAGACAGCAGTGGGAAATACTGCAGCTGTTGTAGCAAACTCATAGACAGCATTGTTGACTACCATTACAAGGCGCTCTTTAGTAAATTCAATTACAGCATTAGTTGCAACAATAGTTGCTGATGTAAACATAGATGTTGCAGATGTTCCACTATCATCTGATAGCAGTTTCTTTAGTACTTCTACTTTGCCAGTGCTTACATTGTTAATGACCCAATAGGCATAAACACCATCGTCACACATAGAAAATACAGGCGTGCCTGAAGTGTAAGTTTGGAATGCTGTGACTGTGCCAGCTGAATCAATCTTCTTAATAAGGTAATCATCTGATACTAGAATGCCGTCATAATTTGTGGTGCTAATCTTCCAACGGATAGATCGTGCGTACTGGTTAGGACGGTTATTAGTTCTAATAGCACCAATAGTTTCATAGCCAGATGTGCTTTCGTTGAGCAAGGTTACTTGACCCTTACTCCATACGTTACAACCTTTGCTGTATGTATACTGAAAACGTAGCGATTCATCCTGTGCTGGCTCAAAGAACCTGACACCTTGACCTAAGTGGAATGTTGATTGGCTTCTAATCCACCAACCAGTCAGCGTCTGCTCACCAGGTTCACGGGTAGTATCAAGCTGTTGCTTGCGGTACTGAGCCGTTACACGGCGATACGGAGTCTCATCACTGGTCTCTAGAAAGAAAGGTTGACCAGCAATAGCAATGTCATAGGCGACAGATGTTAGACCGAATGCACCAGTGCTTACTGGGTTGGACAGTGGATACGGGATTGGATCCGTAATGTCTGCGCCGTGTGGCATTTATTCTCCTTTATTTATATTGCTTTTTCACCCACCAAAATTTTTTGTAACGATCAAAAAATACGGTAGCAAACTTAGACTTATCAAAGTTAAACTTTTCTAATTGTTTCTTGCCACCTAACTCAGATGTCCAAGACTCACGCTTGAAAGGAACTACCTGTACAAAAGGAGTACCAGCAGGAATCATTCCTTCAAAGTTAGGATCTGTTAACTTGATAAACATATTAAACGGAAGTGAATAGGAGTCAGTATCTACAATCCCTATTGATACTTCTATAGGTAGATATTCTCTGTGCGTTGGTGGCATAATAAGAGCCGACCAACCTTTAGGAGTTTGGATACTCCAAGGATGAACCATTCTTACCGCGTAGTTTATATCTCTAAATAATGGATGGTTCTGTGTCTGTTCCATAGACTGGAACGCTATTGCCTGCATCTCACCCCATTGAAAGTAAGGTCCTTCTGGGGTCTGCCTTACGTATACATCATATGGAGTTTCAATAATGTATCCAGCAGTCATCATATCCCACAGTGGCATACAACGTTTTACTGTTGAAAACACTCCACCTTCTAAAGGTGGTGCTTTCTTGCCACTAGGGTCAAGGTACGGTTTAGCCTGTTTATACCAATCTGGGATATATTCCGAAGCTGGCTTAGGTTTGTCTAGGACCCCTTTGGGGTTTGACACATCAGTAAAAGTTATTTTTTTCATAGGAAAATACTAGCACCTATCTGGTACTATAAACCTATGCTTGATCCAAATACATTACCTGATATCAAAATTGAGCCTGGAATCTATGGAAACATAGAGATAAAAAACGATGGTCCTTTGCTGGTTCTATCCCATTCTGGCGACACTTGGCATTGCTTTAACACAAAAAACCAGCGTGAGATATACGAACAATGGTCTACCTATGACCTTGCCTACGGAGATGTACTTATATCTGGGTTTGGCTTTGGTCATATGGCTGCTTGGCTTGCCAATAAACCTGAAGTCAATAGCATTACTGTTGTAGAAGTATCTCAAGATGTAATAGATGCTTTTAATAAATCAAATGTTTTAAGCGATAAAGTTACAATTATTATAGGTGATATGAATACGATACAATTAGATAAGCATTACAACTGTGTAATTTTAGACCATATATCTAATGACTTAAAACCACAAGAGTTTTATAAGAATATAGTTAAAATATCTAAAAACATATCTCACGATTTATTTTGGTTTTGGTCTATTGAAATGTTTTATTTAAGATACTTTTATAATATATTATTAAAAGATTTATACGTAACTATTATCCCATTCAAGCCATTTGATTTTTCAATTAAATGGAAAGAACTTAGAAATTATTTAGATGTACCAACGATTCCATTGTTGTCAAAAGATAAACTTGACTCATATATCAAGTCTTACTTTTTACGTCATCTTACTATTCGGGAACAACGTCTATAGTTGGATCATACCATTGGCAAGTTTCTTCAACAAGAATCCATTGGTCGCCTTCTGGTTTAGGAGGAATAAACGCATCACGTTGTTCATCGTATGTATAATTTATACCAGCATAATTTTTTCTAAGTGGTGTTCCACCTAATGAATGAATACCGCCTAGTGTATTGTAAGATGTTTGAACCCAACGACCACCAAGGTTATCAATTAACCATTGGTATCCTTCATCTACTTCATCATTAGATCCAACCATTACACGAAGAACTATATTATTATCATCTAATTCAGCCCAATGAGCCATCATCCACCTACCTGTGCTCTTGTATAACGAATAACAAACACTCCAGAACCACCAATACCACCTGTACCTGAGCCGTAAGTAGTAGAACCTAAAATTCCTCCACCACCACCGCCTGTGTTTGCCGCTCCTGCGTTAGCACTAGCGGCAGTTCCAGCAACAGCAGCGCCGCCACCGCCTGATGAACCAGCAGGTTGTGAGCTACTTGCAGCTTGTACTCCAGATCCACCACCTGCATAAGTTCCACCAAAGTAACTTAAACCGTTAGCACCACCAGGGGCTGCTCCAGCACCTGATGCACCACCACCACCACCTGAGTTAGTACTTCCTGCAGCAGCGCCCGCTCCAGCAAATCCTTGACCACTTGTGCCAGCACCGCCAGTACTTCCATAATAGGTAGTACCACCGCAACCAGTAGACCAACCTACTGACCCACCTCCGCCAGAACCACCTGCGCCACCAACTTGACTGCCACCAGTATTTCCAGTACCTCCACGACCTCCACCAGTTGATGATACTGTAGTAAATCCTGAAGCAGATATTGAAGATGCTGTTCCTGCTGTTGCGTTAGTAGTTACACCGCCACCAGAATCGCTTGAAACGCCTGCACCACCACCACCACCAATAGAAATTGTGTAAGTATTGACTGGAAGAGATTGGCTTGCTCTATAAGAAAGGCCTCCTGCGCCACCTCCGCCACCTGATGAGTTATTACTTGCGCCTCTACCAGAGTTTCTGTAACCACCACCGCCACCGCCACCGCCTGCAACTACAATGTAGTCAGCAGTAAGTGTTGAAACCGAAATGCCAAGAGAACCACTACCAGTAAACGTTCTGTAATAGTAAGTAGCATCAGATGTTAGGTTGCCACCTGTAACAACTGGAACTGGATTAACAGGAGTTACTGAGTTAGATGCAGCAGAAGCATCTGAGTTAACACCGTAAGATGTTTGTGCTACTACTGTAAATGTATATGCAGTTCCATTAGTTAAACCTGAAACTGTAATAGGTGAGAATGTATTAGATCCAGTAATGCCATCTGGACTAGATGTAGCCACATAAGTAACTAAGCCACCTTTACCTGTATAAGTAGGTACAGTAAATGGCACTGTTGCTGTAGTACTAGCAGATGATGAAGCTGTACCAATAGTGGGTGTTCCTGGCTTTTTACCACCAGATGCTGCTGATGTTAGGATTAACATTATACCGCCAAATCTCCTAGTAATAGGAATGTGTTAGACGCTATACAAATAAGTGCTGCTGTTGAATATTGAGTTCTTAATAACGTTCCAGGAGTTGCATAAAGTACAGATGTTCCATCTGAGTCAATCGTTACTACGCCAGTGCCAAGACCTGCAACAGCAATCTGTTGACCTACTGCAAAGATACCGTTAGGCACTGTAATAGTTTTATTACTAGATGAAGTCATAGTAATTAATTTACCAGCATCAGATGCAATTAAAGTATAGTTATCTGTCTTAGCATTAATTGCAATATTAATTGGACTCCACGAAACAGTAGAACCATCAGTTGTAAGATATTCACCACCGTTACCTGTTTGTGAAGGAATTTCGTTAGATACTGCAGCCCATTTAATACCAGCAGTCTGTGTGCTATCTGCAGTAAGGACGTATCCATTAGACCCAAGTGCTACACGAGCTACAACACCTGAAGCACTTGCCGCAAGTACATCGCCTTTAGTAGTAACAATAGATTCTGGAATTGCTCCATCTGCTGTTGCTACACCATTGCGGAAAAAGATAAGGTCAGAGCTAGTAAGCACGTGCTTAATTGTTGCGCCTGAATTGTGGCTAATAGCAGTAGATCCTGCTTGTCCTCGAACGATTGTAAAATCATTACCAGAGTTAGCAGTAATATAAACAATTTCTTCGTTAGCTGTATCTGGGTCAATAGCTACTGTAAAGATGTCTACGTTACCTGCATCAAGGGTCACTCCACCAAGAAGTGCTGAAGCAGTACCGGCTGCTACTGTCATTGTAGTAGCGCTGTTTGACAGGCTTCCTGCCAGCGTTGTTTCTACGCTGATACTTGAATATTCACGTGTCATTATTTTTCCTTATTTGCTGTAGTGAACGCGGATTGGATAACGGTTTTGCATCTTGATTGCTTCTTCTTGCAAACGTTGCTGGAATAAAGCAAAAACATATTTAGAACTTGAAGCACCTGCAGTTGATGGAAGTTTTGCATCAGCTAAATCTGCTTCGGCTGAGGTAAGGTTAATGCGACCTGAATCCACGTATGAGAGGAGTCTGTAACAAGCACCAAGAGTAACGACATCTCGGCACGATTCCGGTAATCCTGTAACATCAGTGAAATTATCATTAGCGTTAGTAAGGGTGTTTGGGATAGCCGAATACCATACTTGGACGTTACGACCAGGCATAATCTTTTCATAAAGGTTCACCGTTGCTGTAGTGTCGAATGCTGCTACGTTAGCCATACGGTCCATACGCCAACGGTTTACTGGTAGCCACTCACGAGATGGACCAACAGTTTGCCAAGAAATGTATAGTGCATCACGAGCTTGCGCTGGTAATGGGTACGCAACTTGCGCTGCGTTAAAAGTAAATACTGTTGATTGCGTAGAAAACAGTTTTGGATAGAACGAATTAATAGTATCGTTGATTGCTTGCTCAACAACAGTTCTTGGAAATGTTGGAGTCAAAGTAATCTGTGCATTTTCAGCGTGAGGTGAAGGTGTAGTTCCGTTGTACCCACGACCAAAGCCTGGAATAACGTTGAGCGTATTGTTTCCTATATTGAATGAATCAATCCACATCATTTCATTATCAATTTCAATAATACCTTTAGCAAGGTTATCTGCTGATCCAATGATGATACTTCTATCTGTTGAGTTAATACCACCAGGGTTAGCAAGGTAAGTAATGCGGTCTTGACGCAGGGTGTAACCAGCTAGGTTAGACCGTACTTCATCAACCATCTCTGCGAATGTTGCCATTTACCTTCTCCTCATAGAACTTAACGTTCTTTTGTAATCGTTCTTCATTAGGTGATATTTCTACTGCTCGTTTGCCATACTCAAGTGCTTCATCCCACATCTGCAAGTTCCACGCTGATACTGCTATCAGGTCATCTGACATATGAGACCAAGCCCAATCTTCAGACATAAACTCTGATGTTCTCACAGTTTGTTCTAAAGAAATCTTTGCAACTTTGTTGCATTCTGCCCACCGTTTTTGGTGATAATAAAAGTTAGCCAAAGCCAAGATAGATTCTCGACTCTGGTAAACTTCAGTTGCTTTTATTAAATGTTCTTCTGCGTTATCAGTATCCATCTTAGATAAGATACGCAGTGCATAACTTTTCTCTGCTGGAAACATACTGACATCTAAGTAACGCTTTAAGGTTTCTGTAGATTCCTTAGCCATATTGTGGTAGAAATATTCTCTACCCAAGTAG